CCAGTTGTATGCGGGTAGTGTGTATCCGACTGGTTGGCTACGCGCTGACGGGGCTGCTATTGGCCGCGCAACGTACGCAGGCTTGTTCGCGATTATCGGAACAACGTACGGCGCTGGAGATGGCAGCACCACGTTTAACCTTCCTAACCTTGTATCTAGCGGCACTGGAAGCCCTGTCTACATCATCAAGGTTACGCTTAGTGGTAGTGTTGAGCCATCTACGGTTGCTCATGCTTCGTCGCATATTCGTGCCGGAACGGATGTCATTGACGGGGATCGGGTACAGATTGATTATGTGCCGTCTGCGTATACGCGCAACGCTGCGGCTAGTGGTGCTGGTGCGGTCACGGATCTTACTGCGCATCTTGCGGGGATTAACGCGCTTTCCGGTCAAGGTCACATTATTTGCTCATCTTTAAGTCGTCCCGCCTTCCCCGCTACGGGAACAATGATTTACGATACGGACATTGAAAGGCTGCTTCTCTACAGCGGAACGTCATGGGTTATTATTCCTACTGCAAACGATGAGGCTTACGGTCAATACTTATACGACGGTGCCGGTCTTGTTGCCGCAACAGGAAACACTAAAGTTCCTTTTAGCAATTTGCTTTTTTCAAAAAACCTAACGCTATCTTCCGGTTCTATGATTTTTGCTAGGCCCGGAATATACGAGTTTTCCGTAGGCCATCGCTTTGGTACTGGTGCTGACACTTGGACGGGTGTAAATCTTTTTAACGCCACTACTTCAACCGTACTTGCTAAAGCATATGGCACCGGACAAGTTGGCGGGGCCGATCCGGGGCCGGTAAGTTATCAGTTTTTAGGGCAAATAACATCCACTACTCAATCTCATGATATTCGTATTTATCGTGATGGCGGCAGTTTGACGCTGCTAGACCCTGTTGATAATGCGGGTTATCAAATAACCTGCACCGTTAAACGTTTAAGTAGTAGTTAGGGGATGGTATGACTATTTTTGGTAGTGGACATCAAGTAGTAACCAGCACCACACGACCCGCAAGCCCGCTTGTTGGTCAAGTCATCTTTGAAACGGACACGCTCTCGTATCGATGGTATAACGGCACCGCATGGGAAGGCGTCACGCCTATTGGAACTATCCAGCCGTTTGCAGCGGCGACTGCCCCTAGCGGTTGGGAGTTTTGCAATGGGGCTGCTCTAAACAGTGTCGCTAACCCAAAGTACGCCGCGCTGTTTGCCGCAATTGGCGTGACATACGGTGGTAGCGGTGCTTCGTCGTTTAACCTCCCGAATCTTTCTGGTCGCATCCCGGTTGGCGCTGGTACTGGCGCACAACAGGGAGTGGCCGGGTCGGGGGTAATTAGTGGAGGGACTGCGCTTACTGCGCGCACACTGGGCCAGTTTTTTGGTGATGAGCGTACGCAAACTCATACTCACTCTGGTACAACTGACGCCGAAACGCAAGACCACATTCACGGCTTTAACCCGCGTTCTGCCGGTGGTTGGAATAGTGGCGCTACGCAGTTGATTATCAACGGTGGCTCACAGTACTGGGGACTCCGCAGTACTGCCAATAATGGCGACGGTGGTACCACTGGCCCCACGTACGGAAGAAGCGCAAGTCATAACCATACCTATACGACAACATCTGCAAGCGTTGCCGGTACGCAACAGAATCTGCAGCCAAGTGTTGTCACTAACTACATCATTAAGATTTAGGATAAATATGCCACGCGAAATTATTCAAAGAACTTTTGAGATTCCGGATGCTTTGCATTCCCTTTGCCCTGACGCCGACTGGAAATCCCCGGATTCGACGTGGGAGTCCTTAGAGTGGTTGTCGGATAATATTCCAAAGCCTACACTTAATGAGGTTTTGGCTGAGGTTGATCGGCTTCAGGAAGAGTGGGACACGACGGAATATCGTCGCTGGCGGGATATCAATTATCCTTCTGTTGGCGATCAGTTGGATGACTTGTACCGCGCTGGGATGTTTTCTGCTGATATGAGTGCGATTATCAAGGCCGTAAAAGACAAGTTTCCAAAGGAGTAGCGGATGTCTCCAGCATTCTCCGGCCTAGGCCCAACAGTAGGAACATACGCAGAACGAGTCGCACTCGCCTCGCCACAACTTGGGCAACTCTTCTATCAGACTGACACGGACGAGTATGTTAAGTACGTTTCGTATGGTGGAACTAACCAGTGGATGCAGGCCACGCTAAAGCCAAGTAGAAATCTTATCATCAACGGCGCTGGAACTGTGGCACAAAGAAACACTGGTTCAGTTGCCCTGACCACGAGTGTTGCATATGGCAGCGTTGACCGTTGGGCGGCGTATCAACAGTCTAGCGCAGCCGGAACGATCAGCAGAATTACAACTTCTTTGCCTACGGCTACCCCTAATAACATTGTTTTTTCGTCTGGTTTTAGAATTGGCCGAAACTCTACTGCAACGAACACGGGTTTAATTGGTGTTTCTCAAGCACTGGAGACTGTTAATAGTCTTGGTGCCGCTGGTAAACGGGTTACATTATCTTTTTGGGCGAAGGCTGGCGCTAACTATTCTGCTTCTGCAAATGGTCTTTTTGCCATTGTACAGAGTGGAACTGGTACCGATCAGGCACCAACCAGTGGTACAGGGTGGACTGGGAATGCTTTGGTAGTAAACACCACGTTTACTTTAACTTCTTCTTGGGCTTTTTATAGCGTTACTGGCATTGTTACGTCAAATGCTACTCAATTAGGAGTCGTTCTTTCTTATGCTCCGGTTGGTACTGCTGGTGCTGACGATAATGTTTATATTACGGGTGTTCAGTTGGAAAGTGGGACTGCTCCAAGCGAGTTCGAGTTTGAATCGTTTGAGACTACGCTTCGCAAATGCCAACGTTATTTCCAGCGCTATGTTGATCCGCCCCTGATCGGTGTGGTTGACGGGACTACGCGCCCTACTCGCATGAGTATGGTGCTTCCCGTTGTAATGCGCGCAAACCCTACCGCCGCCTTTGCTGGGACACTCAACTTCTTTGACGGGCAGACGGCTAGCGGTGCGTTCTCAAGTGTGCAAGCCTCGTGGCTAAGAACTACTTCTGTACAATTTGACTTTAACCTTACGGTAGGTTTCCCTTCGATTGGTCGTGCGGTTATTCTTTACGTCAACGGTGGTGGAACCATGTCGTTGTCCGCAGAATTGTAGTTCTGACGTAGCGTCTGATACTTTGTAACTATGAATTTGTACAACGCGCAGCGCACTAACTTCAAGCCGACCACTCCTCGTCTTGCCGTTAAGCCGGGTCAGCAGCGTCAGGTGACGCCGCGTAGCGCGAACCGTGGCAAAGCCGACCCCGCGGCTGCACTTAAGAGACTTGCCGCTTTCAAACCGTGACCTTCTTGTGTACACTTAACTAGATGACTCCTCCCCCTACAGGCAACGACACCAAGATTCCCGCCGTACCGGGGACTCTTGCGTATTTTATGAAGAAGACCGCTGCTGACGGTAAGGGTAATGCGAAAAATCGTGCATATACACTGTATAAGCGACATAAGCAGTCCCTCCGGCGCGGTTCGACTACTGGTGCTAAGCGTGGGGCTGTTCCCAAGCGTACTCCGGTGACGAGTCCGTCTGGCGCTACTGTCACTAAGTCTGATTCTAGTCAGGGTTCTGGTTCGTCTAAGGCTGGTAAGGTTGCGGCTACGGTTGGTGCTGCTGCGGCTGTTGCTGGTGCTGGTTTTGGTTTGGCTAAGCGTGTTCAGGCGAAGGAGAATCGTATGGATGCGTCTGCGCGGCGTAGTAATGCGCAGCAGGAGGCTAAGGAGAAGCGCGATAGGGCTAAGCGTAGGCAGGATCGGGCTAATGCTGCTAAGCGCGCTCCTGATTCCGCGTCGAAGAATACTGATTACACTAAGAAGCAGGGTGAGAAGGTCGATAAGGGTCGCGCTGCGCGTCCGCGTGTGTCTCCGGCGGAGGCTAATGCTAAGGCGGCTAAGGCGACGGTTGCTGCTGGTCGTCAGACTCCTAACTCTGGTCCTAACGCTCGGGCGCAGACTCTTACTGGGCGACGTTATGGCGGCTTGTTTGGTCTTAGGTCTAAGTAGTGGCTCCGCGGCCTAAGACTAAGCCTGCGGCTCCTCCGGCTAAGCCTGCTGCGAAGCCTGTTGCTCCTGTTTTTAATCCGGGTCCTAAGCCTGTTGCTCCTGCGGGTCCTGTGGCGAAGGCTCCCGCTGTTGGTATTCGTACTCCGGCTGGTAAGCCTGTCGCGAAGCCGGTTGCCAAGCCCGTGGGGATTGTGAAGCCTGTCGCCAAGCCCGGTGCGAAGCCTGTCGCGAAACCTGTCGCGAAGCCGGGGGCCAAGCCTGTCGCAAAGCCCGGTGCAAAGCCGGGGGCAAAGCCGGGGGCAAAGCCCGGAGCCGCTGCCGGGATGGGCGACGGAACCCAGACCGAAGACGAAGTAACCACCCCGGAAGCAGCACCCGAACCCGTTGTTGATCCGGCTGGTGCGATTGCTGGCGACGTGCAACTTGGGGACGCTTCTCTCGGTCAGGATCTAATCGACTCCAATACGTCCCTCGGGTTTGGTTACGGCAACGCGGGCGGCACTGGTTATGCTGGCGTGGGAGATATTTTTGGTACGCCGGGTGGGACTCCGGGCGCTGGGCTTGCGTTGCGCGATGCTCTTGGGCGCGAGATTAGTGCTGATCCGACTAAGGCTTCTGAACTTCTAGGCACTGACGCTTATTCTCCTGATGGTGCTGCTCAGAACATTGCTGGTACGCAACTCGGTACTACTATTACGGATGCGCGCAGGAGTGCTGCGAATGCTGCGGAGATGCGTTCTGCTAGTGGCGCTCTTCAGGGTGGCACGGTTAATGCTGCGGAGACTGGTCGGAAGATGCAGAACTCTGCTGATGTTAATGCGCTTCTTGGTAAGTTTGCTTCTAATATTGGTAGTATCGGTAAGCAGCGTCTTCAGAATATTACTGATAGTCAGGCTGATCGTTCTAAGGATACTGCTGGTTATGCTGGCGCTCCGACTCTTCCGGTCAAGCCTGCTGCGAAGCCGAAGCCGAAGCCGAAGGCTGGAGCGAAGCCGGGTGCGAAGCCCGGTGCGAAGCCCGGTGCGAAGCCGGGGGCCAAGCCGGGTGCCAAGCCGGGGGCCAAGCCGAAGGCCCCAGCCAAGCCGAAGCCTAAGCCGAAGCCGAAAGCGGGAGTGCGATAATTATGGCTGTTAAGAACGAAACTATTTTTTCTCCTAAAGCCGCTGCGCGTAAGGCTGGTGCGAAGCCGGTGGCGAAGCCCAAGGCTGCGCCCAAGCCCAAGGCGGAGGCGAAGCCCAAGGCTGGTGCGAAGCCCAAGGCGCAGGCAAAGCCCAAGGCGGGAGCGAAGCCCAAGGCAAAGCCCAAGGCCCCGGCGTCTTCCAACTCTAACCGCGCGCCCGTTGTTGGCCCGTACGATAGGCCGTACCTGACTCAGCGCGAAAAGGATAAGAATGCCGTCAGGGACGCAACCGCGATGACGCTTTCTGCTGCTGACATTGATCGGCAGTACGAGGCTGAGACGAAGGGCGCGGAGGCTCTAAACACTGGGTATGCGGGCGCGATTGCTGCGCAGCAGGCCGCTAACGCTAGGGCGATGGGGACCATTCAGGGCGCTGCTGGTCAGGGTGTTGGCAGCGCGCTTCTTACTGGTGCTGCTGCTAGTGATGCTCTTGGCGGGCAGGGTGCTGCGCTCGCGTCTGGTGCGTATTCGGCGAATGTGTTGAAGGATATTTTTGGGCGTAAGAATGAGGCTCAGACTAATCGTACGATTGATTACAAGGCTAACCTTGGTAAGCAGCGCGCTCTTCAGACTACGAAAGAAGAGGAGAAGCAGGCTGCGCGTATTGAGCGTCAGGCTGCTGGTGCAGAGTTTGGCTTTAAGGTTGCCGAGTCGGAGCGGCGTCAGCAGAATAGTGATCGTACTTATGGGCTGGCTCTTGACCGGTTTAAACTTGCTGTTCAGAAGGCTGCTAAGGATTCGTCGGGTAACATTAAGAACATTGGTAGTTTCATTGATAACTTTGTCAAGACTGCTGCTAAGGGCGGCGGCTCTAAGGCTAGTGGTCCTTACTTCGGCAAGGTGTCGTATGAGGACAGCGACGGTAAGATGCAAACTGTTGACGTTAAGAACGTTAAGTTCAGTCCGGGGACCAAGACTAAGGCGCAACGCGATAAGTTCTGGACTGACTATATGATTAGTCAGGGATACGACGTTCAAGCGATTGGGCCGCGCGACGTTGAGCGCGGCAACACAGCAGAAGACACAGCACAGTATCTCTTTGAGGGACTGACTGGACCCGGTTATAATCTTTCGCCACAGGAAGCGTACACCGCGATCCTTAAGAGCGTTTGGGGTTCTCAGAACGCTGCTACTGCCGGTAGAGTTTACGATTCTTATGGATCGTAACTATGCCTCCCATTCCTTCTAAGGGTCCCGGTAGCGCGAAGGCTAAGGCCGTAGCGTCCAAGTTCAAGGCTAGTGGTCCGGGGCGTCCGTCCCCGATTAAGAAGCAGCCGCTTCCTGCGTACGGTCCGTACAAGTTGCCGCTTACTGATACTGAGAAGCGGATTGTTATTCGGAAGCGCACTCCTAAGTTTGTTGAGACTCCGCGTGGTCGTATCGCTACGGGTGGTGGTGGCGCTGGATTCTTTACTAAGGGCGATAAGACTCCGATCATGGCGCGCGTTGCGCAGCGAGCGTTGGCGCGTCAGGGTGGCATCGAAGGGTCTGCTGCTGCTCGCGCTCTCGCTGCTGAGCCTGCGCCCAAGCCTGTTGAGGATGCGCCGGTCCGCCCTGATGAGGATGGGCTTGCTGGCTTTTACGATCAGCATGTTCGTCCGGTTGTCGGGCGCGCGTTCGCAGATTTTTTTGATACGACTAAGGACACTTACGGGACGAACATTGCGCTGGCTCCGATTGTGTCCCCCGCTGTGTATGGGGCCAAGGCTGTCGATACGGTAGCGGAAAGGGTTGGCGTTGATACTGGTATTGAGAAGAAGATCAATACTGGTTTCGACACTTACGTGCAGGATATTGTTGGTGGCGCGCTTGGTATTGCTAAGACGAAGGGTTGGGATAACGCAAAGCCGTATGTTGTCCCAGCGGTGGATAAGGCTTCGGAGATCGTGAAGGCTAGTGGTTCGATTGCGGCTAACGCTGTCTCTGATTCTGCCGAGTGGTCCGATAAGAAACTAACTGGCAACGTTGTTTACGATTGGTCTAAGAAGAATGCTGCTGTCCCGGCGAAGGACTTTGTTGCCGACACTTACGAGTATTTGTTTAATCCG